TTCAAAAATAATAATATTAAATTCTTCTCCATACATTTTTACTGATTGTAATAATTTATCTAAATAATTGTTGTGAGTATTGTCATTATAAACTAAAAAATATAACATACTTTTTATAATATATATATATATATCATAAAAATAATGGGCATCTTGAATGAGAAAAGGTGTAAAAAAGTAGATTCACTTTATGGAAAAAATATAATTTTCCGCCCACACTGAAAATAACAAAAAAATGATTATTTTTTGTCATTATTTTTGTTTTCTAAAAATAAGTTTTTTAATAAAAGTGTATTTTTTGTGTAAAAAAAAAAATAGAAACACTAAAAAAATGATTAAAGTAATAATAAATATATATATATTATTGTAAACAATTCTACATATATTAACAATATTTCCAAAGATACGCTCGGTAAAATTCTCTGGTTTTGCACTCATTCTCATAAATTCTCTCGATAGTTCTGTCCATTTAATATTAATATATTCAACATATTTTTCGTAAAAACTGTTATCAGGTAAATGTTCTGGTATAATTAAATAATGTAATTTTAGTAAAACTCTATATTTATTTTTTGGTATAGAACCATAAACACAATGTAAATCCTCATTGTAATCTAATCCATGAAACTCACCTGTATTCATAATGACAGAAATATTATCATTTGGGAATTGAGTATTTACTGTTTTATTTTCATTACACGCAATAATTACGCGATAAAATTTAACTCCACCTAAGTTTAACTTTGAAAATGGAGCATCATAATGACAATCCACGAGAGAGCGATCCGAGTATCCAGCTTCTTTGGGAGAAACGCCATAATAAATTTCATCAGCTTCTTTCACATTTTTTATTCTATAATTAGGAAATTTTGTTTGAATCGCATTCAAAATATCATTACTCATTCTTATTTTATCTAAAATAGAATATATTTCTTTACTATCAATTTTGTTTATCCACATATGATGTGCAATATCTTTATTTCTTGTATTATTATATATATAATTTGAAATAACTTGCAGATTTTTTGTATTTTTATAGTATCCTGTTATAATATTATCAGGCATATATATATATATATATATACATACAATATTATTCAACTAAGTTTTATGAGTATTTTGTAAATATAATTCTCTATCTTCGACCTCATTTAAATCATAATATTTGAAATCGTCTGGTGTTCTAGACTTATAGTTATTGTTATCGCCTCGTTTACATTTGACATTATCCCAAAAATCTTTCGACTGACAACTATAATGATTCATTGCAAACCAAGGTAATGTTAATAATTTAAAGTTATTCAATTCGTCGTTTTTATCTACAAATGTAGCATGATGAACGTTCAATGAACTAAAATGAAAAGATGAATTTACAAAATATTTACGATTTCCGTGTATTGAACTTGTTGGTTGTTCTGCAGTTCTTTTTGTAAACCCTTGAACTAAAGATTTTGGTTGCTGTATATGACCATTTGATCCAAAAATTGTATTTTCTACTTGTATTTGACCCATGTGATTACATTGATTTAATATATCATTTAAATTAATTGAATACTGCGACCATACAAACTCATCTAAATCTACCATTAATAACCATTTTGTTTCATTTAAGTGTGGAAAAATAAAGTGGTTATATAAATCTTTTTGTCTTCCCTCATAGTTTTCCCAAACTGCAGAAAATAGAGTAACAATACCTTTATCAATATAAGGTTTAATAATTTCAAGTGTATTATCAGTACTTTGATCATCAATTAAGTAAAAATGATCAGCACCATGAAATAAATAGTGTTCTATCCATTCTTCAATACAGTGTGATTCATTTTTAAACATTGCACCAATAGATAGTTTGAACATAATATATTAGTTTTTATTATACTTTTATATTAAAATACACAGAAATATAATACAGTATTTAATATTTAAGTAGCATACATAAGTCCACAATTTCCTCCAACAAAAGAAATCATATTAATTCTCTCTTCAAATAAAACCAAGTTGAAGTTATAATCATAAATTCTCCATGTAGGTTTATTTATACCAACTATGTTACCAGTTTGAGGATCGCAAATAGTTAATGATTGTGCATTAGGGTCAAGTGGGGGAACAATTGTATTAAATTCATATTCTATTGTTGTAAAGCGACTCATATTTATTGCTCCCGAGGGTTGTAAATCAAATGGTGAGTTGTTTACACAATAGTTGTAACAATATAGTCCATCGGGAGCATTACCATTTGTCCTAGTATATTTTTCAACATAGTTATAAATACCGCTAGGCTGTGTGTTTTCCCTATAAGAACCATCTAATAAAATTGCAAGTGAAACTAAAATGTCTTTTTGATTTTCAAAATTATAATCTCCTGTAATAAACCACCCAGTTTCATGACCATTTGGATTCACACCTGGTCCAATAAGAGCTACATTAGTTGTACCATTTGGATTTGTTCTAGTAATTTTATACGTTCCTGTAGTTGGTGCTGGAATAATGTCATATGGCAAGTAACTATATGGCCAATTTGTATAATTACTCCATTCATTTCTTAAATTTGCATCACTTCTTTGAAAATAAAACATATTACTAGCGATCATTCCAACGGTATCTAATTGAACTTTATTTGGACCAGTTACATTATAAAATACTTGTTCCCTCACTTGTTTAAATAAATATTTTTGTTCTTGTAGTGCGAATAACCTAGACTCTTCATTAGAAAGAAAACAATATGTACAATTCAAATGAACATCTGAATTCCATAAAACTCTTTGATCTGTATAGTCATTTATAGATAAGTTGACTGAAGGCGGTGTTTGCAAAAAACGATAAAATTGCATATAATACAAATTAAAATTGGGAGCAACATATGGGTAGTTATTTTCACTATCCATTACATCGCGAATTTGAAATAATTCTTGAATAGGTCTTAATGTTACATTTATTTGAAGTTCATTATATTGAAGAGCAATCAAAGGAAAAGCCATTTGAGTTTTTAAACTAAACCATGTATTCAAAGGAATATATATAGTTCTAGCACGAATAGATGGTTCTGAACCAGAAGGATTACTTGTATGGTATGCATTTGGATATGAGTTTACACGAGTACCTGAATTTGCAGGATCATTCAACTCTGTAATATTTCCAGTCATTTTATCAAAAAGATCCTTTTTTTCTGCAGAAAAGTCACGTTGAACCATAGATAATATGTAGGATCCTGAAAATTCTTGCAATGTTTGATTCCCACATGTAACTGTAATTTTTGAAATCATTTTTGCTCCTAAGTTTTCAATCCATCTAAATTCGTAAGGAACCCACATACCAGTATTATTCAGTTCTGATGCTGCATCAGTGTTTGGTGGGACAATTGGACTCCAAATATTAGGTAAATCAACACTTAAATAACAATCCATTAATAAATCTGCATAACGTTTAACTTTAAATGTAAAAACAGACTCTTCTGATAGTCTTAATGTTCTAGCTCCTTCAAAGTCAAGTCTAAATTTCTGAAGACCAAAGTTAGTATAGCGCGCCCATGAGCTTTTCCAAAAAGTTTTTGAAGGATTCCCATTTAAAATTATATTTTGTTGTCCACTTGAAACTAAATTTAATAGTCCACCTGCCATGTTTTAGTTATACTATATAAATAATTTATATTTAATTGAATTCCATATAAATATAATTATGTTTAAATGATAGTCATTTCAAATATTAAAAAAATAATATATTATATTAGATATGGACTCTAATAAGACTTCAAATATAATTAATATTGTTTCAAATCTTAAGGAAAATTTTGTATCATATATACTGTTAAGTATGATAATAATAATTATTATAATTGCATTATTTTATTTTTATTACATTTCAAACTTAGAAAAGAGTGAATGTTCTGCAATGGATAAAAATTTTGGGAACCTTAATGGTTCTATAAAGTCATTGAATCCAAATGATCCAAACTGTCAACTAACATTGAAAGACTATTATATTAAAACAGCATATAACTGTTGTAGTGCAGGAACTTATAAAAATGATTATGTATCTACTTGCGCGCTAAAAGATATATTGAAACAAGGAATACGTGGATTAGATTTTGAAGTATATTCTATAAATAACCAACCTGTTATATCAACATCAACAGTAGACAATTATAATATTAAGGAAACATTCAACTATGTTAGCTTTTCAGACGTAATGAGCATTATTACTAACTACGCATTTGCTAATAGTACAACTCCAAATCCAAATGATCCAATTATAATGCATATTCGATTCAAAAGTAATAACCAACAAATGTATCAGAATCTTGCAAATTTATTTAAAACTTACGATTATTATTTTTTAGGTCCTTCTTCTAGTTTTGAAAATACTGGGCAAAATTTTGGAAATACGCCATTATTAGACTTAAGTAAAAAAATAGTACTTTTTGTAGATAAAACAAATAATTCTTTTATGGATAATAATGACTTTTATGAGTATGTTAATATGACAAGCAATTCTGTTTTTATGCGTGCATTACATTATTATGATGTTAAAAACACTCCAGATCTTGTCGAGTTACAAGAATTTAATAAAAAAAATATGACGTTAACTATGCCCGATAAAGGATCAAATCCTCCAAACCCAAATGGAATTATATGTAGAGAGACAGGAAGTCAAATGATAGGAATGATGTATCAACAAAATGATACAAATTTACAAGAAAATAATGCGTTTTTTGATAAATGTGGTTACGCATTTTGTTTGAAACCTGAAAGACTAAGATACATTCCAGTTATTATTGCTGATCCGCCTCCACAAGATCCAGCACTTTCTTTTGAGTCAAGAACAGTATCTAGCGACTATTATAAATTCAATATATAATTTTTATTCTTGTAATAATATAAGTATGAAAGAATTATGTAATAAAACAATGTCATTTCAAGATTGCGAACTAGCTATACTTAGAGCGAATGTTGAAAAAGCAGACAAGATCAAAGGGAACGCAACAGTATCTTCCCCTGAAGTTAAAAAAATGGTAAAAATTTTAGAAATTTTTTTAGAAAAAAAAAAATTAATATGTTATGGTGGAACTGCCATAAATGCATTATTACCATTAAAAGATAAGTTTTACAATCCAAATACAGATTTGCCTGATTTTGATTTTTTCTCACCAAACGCATTAAACGATGCAAAGGAACTAGCAAATATATATTACAATGAAGGGTTTCAAGAAGTAGAGGCAAAAATCGGAAAACATAACGGGACTTATAAAGTATTTGTTAATTTTATTGGAATCGCAGATATTACATATATTCATAAAGATATTTTTAACGCACTCAAGAGAGATGCTGTTAAAATATCAGGGATATTGTATTGTCCGCCAAATTATTTAAGGATGGGTATGTATTTAGAACTATCTAGACCTGATGGTGATATATCAAGATGGGAAAAAGTATTAAAAAGACTTACTCTCTTTAATAATAACTATCCTCTTCATTCTGAAAATTGTAATACATTAGACTTTCAACGCAATATGGTAGATAATTCAAAAGAAGATAAAATATACAACACATTAAAGGATGTATTTATACAACAAGGGTGTGTTTTTTTTGGAGGATATGCTGCTGCGTTATTTTCAAAGTACATGCCCAAAAGTTTACAGAAAAAAATTAAAAAAATTGCGGATTTTGATGTGATAACAGAAGATCCTGAAACTTGTATTTTAGTAATAAAGGAAAGATTAAATGATGAAGGTATAAAAAATATAAAAATTATTAAAAGGGCTCCTATTGGCGAGTTAATTGCAGAACACTATCAAATAAAAGTTGGGAATGATACTGTTGCATTTATTTACAGACCAGTTTCATGTCATAGTTATAATGAAATTATTATAGAGGGGAAACCTGTTAAAATTGCAACAATAGAGACAATTATGAGTTTTTATTTAGCATTTTTATATTCAAATAGGGATTATTATGATACTGAGAGAATTGTTTGTATGGCAGAATATTTATTTAATGTTCAAAAACAAAATAGATTGAAACAGTCAGGACTATTAAAACGTTTTAGTATAACTTGTTATGGACATCAAATCACGAAAGAAGAGATGTTGGCAGAAAAGGCAGAAAAATATAAAGAGTTGAAAAATTTGAAAGACAAAAATAAAATGGAAGAGTTTTTTTTGAGATATAGACCGGATGAAAGAGTCGAGAAAATTGGTAGAAAAAAAGATATGAATGATATTGAAAAAGAAATTGATAATATAGAAAAAAAAAACAAGTCAAATAAAAAGAAAACACAGAAAACAAATAATAAAATAAATAAAAAAAAAGTAAAACAAAGAACATTCAAATTCAGAACTTTTAAACCTACTTAGGTTAAGTTAACTAAAATGTATAGTTATCTAAAATGATAACGTACACATCCTTTATTATTTTTGAGATTATTTTGAAAATAATATTTTTGTTGCAATAAATAGGAAGATACTTTTTTAAATAATACATAATAATTACATTGTAAAAAAGCATTGTTTCGCAAATTTTTTTTAATACTCTATTATGAATTATTTGACAAAATGACCACTCATTCACATAAGAACACATTTGAGTGCTACATTTTTTTATACTAAATAAATGTATATCTAGAAGTCCTGTTAAAATACGATGAAAGTTGGTTTTTTCATTCTTTATTGAAAATAAATAATGAATTTTATCATTTCCAAATAAATCTAAATATAGTGACTGAATTTTGTTTTCTTCGGGGAAAATATATGGATTAACACCATCAAAATATTTGTTTTTATATACTAAATCTCCGTTAGAAACAAAAGGTATGAAACAAGACCTTTTAATTGTTTCAAACAAGTCGTCAATATTTTTATACTTCGACTTTATAATTTTTTTATTTTTATGAATATTGTAGTACACGATATAAAGACGGTTATTAATCATTTTACAAATGGAATCATCATTTTTATTTTGACTGTATATAAATAATTTTATTTTTTCAAAGCAAATATCAAAAAAATCTAGTTTATATGTATTCTTGAACTCATTTACAATTATATTATATAACTCGTTTACTAAATCTAGACCATCTATCATATATATGAATGCACATATAGAACCAATACTACATCCAGAAAATTTGTGAATACAAATATCTTTTCGTTTTTCTAATTCCTTTAAAAAATACAAACATCCTATTAAATAGCTACCATTAAATATACCTCCATCTAAAATTAAATTTATATTTTGAGTTTTTTTATTTTCTGGTAAATTTTTGATTAAATTTGAAATATACGGTTCTATCATTAATATTATTAAATAAATATCAATTTAAATAAAAAAAAACGAGTTCAAAGAAAACTCTTAAACGTATATTAATATAAAGATTTAAATAAATTGAATATAAATATAAATATAACAAATGTCAGTTAAAGACTTGTGTGCATTTTATTGTCTTTCTTTTAAAAATGAAACAAGAAGAAGTAAAATGATAAAGAGGTTTCAGCATTTTGATTTATCATTGAATTGTTATGATGGTGTTAGTTTTGATGATGAGAGAATGCAAAAATTACCACCAGACTTCCCATATAAAAAAACATTTTCTTACACATATGGTCATTTTGATTTGGTATACAAATTTTATTATGAAACAGATAAAGAGTACGGGGTTTTTTGTGAAGATGATGTTTTATTACACAAAGATTTTTCAAATAAATTGTCGAAAGTTATCGATGAATTTAAAATAATGAATTTAGACTTATTATTATTAGGATACTTACCGCATTTTAAAATTGAAGAATATCATGGAGGTTTTCATTTGAAACATTACTTTGAAAACAACAATTATAAGTATCACAACTACCCAAATGAATTATGGGGAGCACAAATGTATATGTTATCTAGAGCACATGCAAAAACATTAATAGATAAATATTGTGGAGATTATCCTGATAGAGCATTAGTAGATTCATCGTTAGTCCCATTTAGTTCTGACTGGACTATTACGAAAGATGGAAATCGTGCATTGATTTATCCTATGATTGCAATGGAAGATGGAGACACAAACTATGATGACTATAGTCAGCAACAATTTCATCAAAGTGTATTTTTATGTAACTATATAGAAGATGAGTTCATTTAAAGTAGTTAGTTGTCTAATATAAGAAAATTGTAAATTTATAAAGTATACAAAAATATGTATTAAATATATTTTCACAAAGTATACAAAAGTTATATGTTAATAGATAAGAGCAAATTAAAAAATTTCGAAAGTATAACTGATTGGGGGGATATTCACTTATACGAAATAACAGGAGGTGATGATTTCTGGTCTTTATTTGCCGAGTTATCTGAATATGAAGTTATGTGTGAGGAAACAAATAATAATATATCTATTTTTAATAAAACAATATTTATAGAGTCATACAAATATGGTCATCTGTATGGTTTGTATGTAGAAGAAACAAAAAGCATGAAAAACAGAAAAGCTTACACAGATGATATTTTTTCCAAATATACTTACTATCTTTTACCATGTTTTTGTATCAAAAATAAAAATACGATTGTAAGTGTATGGGTTCACCCACGAATTAAAAGACATAATTTTGGGATGGTCATTGTAGAAAATATTATAAAAATGATTAAATATGATAATAATGTAAAGAAAAAAAATAGTAGTCGCTTTATTGATAATGATAACTATAATGATAATGATAATGATAATGATAACTATAATGATAATGATAATGATAACTATAATGATAATGATAATGATAATGATAATGATAACTATAATGATAATGATAATGATAACTATAATGATAACTATAATGATAACTATAATGATAACTATAATGATACTGATAAGAAGAATATAAATGTTAATGATTACAAACCTATCTTACATGGACTAACACGATCATTTTCTTCCTTTTTTGGTGGAAATTCCAAAAAAAATTAAAATCTACTAAAATGTGTCATAGTTTTTGATAACATGTAATATAACATACCAAATAACGAACTTGTAAAAATATAGCCATATAAATTAATGTTTCCGTCTTTTGAAAATAAAACAGGGAAAAATTTGAACAAATTTTTTTTGAAAATAGGTAACTGAAATAAAAAATACAACACACCAATTAATAAAGGAACTTGAAATTCATCATAAAGTTGATCTAGACTATCTTCGTATTTTTCATTTCTAGAGTAACTTTGAATAATATCTTCTTTACTTTCTTGTTCCAAAATGTAATCTCTATTTGATTGAGGTGGTATAAAATTTGGTTGAACTTGTGGATCTTGAACAATACTTTCTGTAGTGCGTGGAATATCTCTAGACTGTAACTGTGTTGCTCCAGTAGAACTTGCTTGTTGCAATCCACTAACAATTTGATTTATTGTTGTTTGGTCTAAACTTAAATTACCATTATTAGAAGCTTCTAACTGAGGCATGTTTATTTTTTCGTTGGCAGAAAAAGATATATTTCCACCAATAGTTCCTCCTCCTACTGGATCTGTTGGCAAATCTAAAATACTAGTTGTATCCGGCATATAATTATTATAAAGAATGATTGATTATAATAATTACGAATTAGAAACTAAGAATATTCTACATTTTTCATACTAGCATCACACTGTTTAGAAACAGAATTGTATTTATAACATTTATTTTGGTGTTTGTAAATTTTATCTTTTATTTCGTCTAGAGGAGGTGCTTTTAATATAATACAATTTTTATCTTTGCAAACAGTTCTAAACAATGTTGCTAATCCAAAACCAAGAATAATTGACATTATATACCTACCTGTTTTAGTATGAACAAATTTATTAAGGTACATATATATACTACATATATTTTAACTTTGCATAGGAATTGTTTTTATCAATGAAGCATCCTCGGGACACTTGACTTCTTGTGCTTCATAAATAAAACAGTTATCTGCTTTATCTTTATATTGAGTTTTCCCTACATTTTCAGGAGTAGGATAAACATAAACCGTTTTTATATCAGGTCCCCAAATATAAACGAAAAACAAACCTACTGCTAAACTTACTATGAATATTGGTAAAGATATTATGTTGGATAACATGCTTTTATAATTAATTAATATTATTATTTTTTCTAATATTATCAATCAGAATCATATTCATCTTCTAATTCAGAATCATCATCTTTATATTCTTTTTTATTTTTTTCTAATTTTTCTTCATTTATTTCATCTTCTCTTTCTAATTCTTCTTCATCATTTTCATCATCTCTTTCTAATTCTTCTTCATCATTTTCATCAGTATCTATATTATTTTCTTCTATGACAAATTTAAGTTTTGGTTTTGTTAAAGATTTCTTTTTACTTTCATTTAAAGTTGGAATTGCTTGAGTTATAATAGATTTTTTTGGTTTGTTATTTTTAATAGGTAAATCACCCATTTTCATTGACAAAACTTTTTGTCCTTTTACAGATAAATCTATCTCAATATCTTCGTGTGATATGAGTTTTTGTATAAAATGAAAAGTATTATCATTTTCGTCATACTCGACATTAGAATAAGAGTATTTAAGTTTTGTGACTTCTTGTAGTTTAGGTTGCATAGAATCTACATATAAATTAACAGCATCATTAATAAATTGCACATTTTTCGTTTTACTATATTCATTTATCATCTTATTGAAATTATCTAAATTATTATAAAATTCTACTTGTTTTTTTTCTATTTCTATTTTTTTTTCAGGGTTATCAATAACATTTAAATATTTTTCTAATGCATACTCATATATTTTAGTGGTTTGTTCAACAGCATCTTTAATACTATCATATTTATTAACAGCTTTTTCTGAAGTAATGTAACCAAATAATAAATCATTTTTGTCTTTAACAATTGTATGTTTATAATTATTAATCTCAGTTTCATCTTCTTTAATTAATTTTGATATATCATGAATAATACCAACATTTATATTAATATTTAAAGAACATGGGTTACTTCTATCTCCACATAAGGCAGATAAATATCTGTCTTCATTTTCGATTTTTGTAGAAAAAATAGTTCCTACTGATCGTTTACAGTTTATACACTTATGTTTTATTTTTTGAAACTCTATTTTTTTTTCTTTCCAGCTTAATCCAGGTATTTTTATAATTTGTGTTTTTTCTTTATTTATGTTATTTTCATATTGACTTTTTAATTTGTAGTAAGTATTTATAGCCTCGATAAATTTTTTTTTTTTTTCAGTCTCATCGTCCATGTATATATTTTCTTTATTCATTCTATATTTTATATCTATATATTTATTTATTTATTTTTCTTTGAATTACATCATATTCTGTTTCCCAATTTGGTAGTCCTGTAATCAAATCTTGACTAGCTTTTTGTTTAGCTTCTTGATAATTTTTAATTTTTGTTAATATATATTGTTGTTTTTGTCTATTTTTCATTTCTTTTTCTACAGGGGTTAACTTCCCCTTGTATTTATAAAGTAATATTACTCCTAAAAGAAATAAAAAACCAATACCTAACGATATGTTTAAAATTAAATTATTGTATTTATTTTTAAAATCTCTGCACTGTTTTAAAGTCTGGCTTAAGAAATATTTTACACCCGGTTCTATCAAAGTAGGTTTAGAAAAATTGTCAAAATTCATATAAATTACTTTTATAATATCAAAATAAATTATACACAATATCTATATGGATAGCTCTTATATTTCTTTATTCATTTTTATAGTGATAACAGTTTTTTTTTATTTGTTCATAAAACCAAAAATGAATGTCTTTATTTTTGATGATACTACTGGAAAAGAATATTCAACTTATAGCAGTAAAAATAACATAGCCTTACTAGTTTATTTTTTATTAATTTTATTAACTCAAATAGGTGTAAATACAAGTGTTGTAATTGATAAATGTGGTGGGAGTATAACAGAAAATTTTGGTGTAGCATTTTTAATAACATTAATACCTTGGGTATTTATTTTTGGAGGAATTATAGCAGTTTTAATTATGTTTCCTGGATTTAAGTCGGCTTTTTCAAATGTTGTTGGTTATTATGTTGTTGCAGGAAGCGCAAATAATATACTTACAGAGTTATTAGATAATAATGATATAAATAAAACAATAGATGAAACTATAAATGATCCAAATAAAAATAAAAATTTGAAAACTGCTGCAGATGCAATTATAAAATTAATTGGAAATGTATCAATTTTAATAAATCAAATAGTCCCTGGAAACTTTTCAGAATACTGGGAAATGTTGACTCCTTTGATGAAGTCACAGTATCAAATTAATCCTGGTGGATTGAAACAAGATTTATTAAATACTGTCATTTTGAGAGATAATATAGGTGAAGCATTATGGTATACTTATACAGCAATATTACTTATTTCAGTTACTCAGTATAATATAGCAACACGAGGGTGTGTTAAAAACTTAGCAACTATGCAGGAATCTCACAGTGATTATTTAGATAAACAGTCTGCCGTTGAAGATAAAAATGAAAAAGCAAAATCGGTTACATATACATTTTAAAAACTAGTATCGTAAGTTTGCTAAATAATATAACACAAATAAGTAACAAAGAACACCTAAAATAATTGCTAATAACCAAATAGGAAAAATAGTTTTGTTTTTATATCCAATACCAAATTCACGAATACTTCCATCTTTATTATATAACCAGTTAGGTTTACCTACTTGAATTGTTCCAAAAATGACTAAAAATAAAATAATACTGACTAAAATAGGATTTTTTTCTATATAGGCTCTATACATTTGTATTTTATATAATATAATTATAAACAAAATTTTATAATTATAATTTAAATAAGTTATTCAGATAGTAGTTATATTTTATTTGTATTATTCATATTCGTTGTAATCATCATTATTTAATTCTTCTCCAAAATAATCTTCCCCTGCGTCATCGCCTAGAAAATTTGTGATATCATTTTCTTCTCTATCAATGTCTTGAACTGCTTCATGTTCTTCCATATAGTCTTCTAAAAATTGATCTATGTTGTTATCATTCACATTTTTATTTTTACGAATATTTTTTTCAATTTGCGATATTTTTTCCATATAGTCGCGCTCTTCATCATACGTTTCTTTAACATATGTAGTAAGACCTTTTTGCAATCCTTTATTCCAAACACCGAGTTTATTTATTTTTAATATTGTATCAACATTTCTTTCTTCTTCGGTTAATGCTTGAAGTCTATCTGTAAATGTATCTTTTTCTTTTTCTTTAGACTTGAAAACAGTTTCCATAATTTTATCGTAACTTAAATCAATTATGTCTTTGTGTTTTGACATAATGCTAATAAATGTAGAAAGTAATTTTGCTATTTTTATTTTCATATCTTTAATATTACCTAATAAAAGAGTTGGTATATTTTTAGACGACATATGCAAAGACTCATCATCTAACTCTTCAACAGTGAAAAGAGTTTCATCATCATTACTAGTCTTTTCTCTCGTTAACATTGATGTATCTTCAGCCATTTTCTTATACTCAATTAAAGTCTGTAAAAAATAATTTTCAAAAAGTAGTAAACTTGTTCGTTTATCAAAAATGGAAAATGTTTTTTGATTTTTGTAATCTATTTCACTAAAATATGGTGTTTCTAGTACGAGGTTCAAAAGGTTTTTAGATATTTTTGGAATTTTTGTCAAAATATTAAATAAAACATTGTTGTCATAAAAAGCACGTAGTTTTGAATAGTAGTCACTTACAATATTTTTGATATCACCAACATGTCTTTGAGAGAGTCCCCAATAGTTAGGTATTTTTATAGATTGATAATCTACCTTATTCAAAATAATTTCTGGAAAAGTAATTAACATATTTTTTATATACTCTTTTACAAAGTTGACAAGATTATATGTTGAATCATCTGATATATCTTCATTTTTATTATTCCCCCACTTCAAAAATGTATTCAAAAATACTTTGATTTCATTAATAGCATGTTTAGACAGCCCACTATTTTTACTTATAAAGTCATAAATTTCTATTTTCATTTCTTTATTGACTCTACCTAAGTAATTTTTCAAGTTGCGCATATCTTCAGTGTCTTCTGTAACAGCAATATCAAATGTATCAAGAATACTGTCAATATTTTGAACTAACGAACTAGAAACTATTTCATCTTCATCTCTCTGAATATCATCTAATACATTGCGTAGTTTTTGAATTTGTGTAATAGAAGAATCATCAAGACTTATATGAACTATATTTTGCTTACTAGTATATTGTAAAAGTCTTAACAAAGAGTCATTGTTATAGTTTTTCCCTTCCTGTTTTAATTTACGAATTTTTTCACTAATCGAGTCCGTTTTGACAAAATAATCTGGTTTTCCTCCGCATATTGCATCTAGTTCTGGACTTATTGGTATAATAGAATTAAACTTACATAAAACGATAAATGCAGTATAAATAGTATCATTATTATATTGTTCACTTAATTGAGCATAAATATTTTTTGAATTTTCTCTACAAAAAAAGAAAGGAGCTTTTGCTATTGCATTTACATCATCCATAATATTACTTAAATTTTGAACTATATTATTGAATACAAAAATATCATTGTCGTCTTTAATAAAATATTTTATTGTACTATTTTCGTTACTATCGTTACAACAAGCATTTTCTAAAAATGGTTCGTTTGCAGAATTTTTCAAAATAAGATTTTTTTTATCAACAATTTTTTGAATTTTTTCTTGAATTGCGAGAGAGAATTGAATCATTTTAGATTCAACAATTAATAATTTCTCTCTTTGATGAGTAGAACCGCTTTTAAAGTCTCTCAACATCTGTTGTTTGAATTCATCTGAAACATTTATTAACCCCTTTATTTTAAAAGGCAATAGTGGTGGTAAAAATGTATTCCATTTATTTAAACTATATTCTACAGGTATAGATTCATTTGGGTTTGATAATAAGTATTCTAACTTTTCTTTCATTTTTTCAGTAACATCTTCATTGTTAATATAATAAGTTTCAATAAAAATTTTTATTTTAGCAGCAATATCAGTTTCTTTTAACTTACTAAGCGCTGACCAAGGATCTATTTTTTTTTCTATTTTATGTGCAATACAAGATAAATAAATTAATCCTGAAGAGTCCCCGGTTCCTTCAAAAGGATAACCAGTAAAAGAACGCACACAACCAGGAAAAGTCTTGCGTGTTTTAATAGATGGTATTGATGTTTGAATCGCAATTAAAATTGCACCAAGAGTAAGATATAAAATAGTTCCATTATAAATAGTTTTGTATGATGGTATTTTTTTTCCTTTTTTTGCAGCTTCTTCAATACGTTTTTTGTAATCTTCCTCAGAAACTAATGCTCCCCCACTTAACACGATCGTTGTAACTCTTATAATAAATTCTTTTTGGTCTTCCAAATGAATACCCATAAATTCAGATATTACATTTATTATATTAGAAATCATTTTTGTTTCAGGTGTAATATATTTTTTTGTAGCAGTATTTAAAGAATTCAAAATAGCATCACCTATATCTTGTTCCATTACTGCTCGTGTATTTACACGATAACCTTCTTCATATCCTTCATCAATATCAAAGTCTATATTGCAAATTTTATAGCCACTATACTCATCTACCCGTGATTCTCCATCATCTCCTAGTTTCCCTCTTTCATTGAGAATTAAATTCATAGTTTTCATATAGTTTTCAGGATCTTCTACCCAGGTTACAGCAAGTCTGTATAAAAATGATGGTAATAATTTTGTATTTGTTTCTCTACAAAAAAGCCAGTACATATTTGTTTCATCTTCCATAATTTCTTCACGAGTAGGATTTCTCGTAAATCTTATTGTAAAACGAATAATGTCATTTTGTCTTTTACAAAAGTCACTTTGACCTAATATAACATCTCTAACACTTATGTACGGTGATAAAACAATATCTTTTTCAAAATCTTCACTACTAATACCTAATTTGTATTGTTGTTGATTATATTTGTATATTTTATTGTTTTTAATAAGCTCTAATTTTTCCATTATAGAAAAATTATATTTCAGGTTACTAGATAGTAAATTATGTAGTGTTTCTTTTGAAAACTGATACTTTTTATCGAACTGACTCACAATTTCTTTTAAAGCATTTTCAGTAATATTTTTTTTATTTATATCTTGAGATTCGCAAATAGTTTTGTATTTTTTATCTACTTCAATACAATCTTTTTGAAAGTTACATAACATACTTTGACTAGAAGTTATCATTTTTTTATCAATTGTGTCATCTTTTACCCATCTGTTGTTTGACCTTTTAAAGTATATCATTTTATCTTCATTTGAATCATACATTATTGCAAAGTCCCCATCTACTACACGTTTCATACCAGTAATAAGTGTTTCTGCAATATAAGGGGAGTCTTCAGGTAAAAACTTATTTTTATTGATTAATTTTTGAATTAAGTAGTTATAAAAATCATCTGGAAGCATTGAAATTTGTTCTTTTTGATAGTCATCTAAAATTCCATAATTTGTTTCATCAAACTTTTTATCATAATATGTTATTTTATCATTATCAGCAGCAACCTCTTCTAATGTTTTATACTGTTTTGATATTACAATATTTAAACATTTATCACTCTTTTCTTCTGCATTCATTTCATCTTCTATATCATTTTTATCCTTTTCAAGATTATCAATAATAGAAGAAATATTTTCAGGAATCATAGTATTTATACTTTCCAATGCAATTGCACTGTTGAAAATATTTGAAAAATCACTTGTTATCATTTTCCATAATAGTTCTGAATTCGTTAGCTTTACATCATCATCTTTATATATATTCAAAATTTCATGTTGAACTGTTCTGTCATTAACTAATGAAATGACTTTATCTGCTGTAATAGGAAAATTAAATCCAATTTTATTTTTATTTTTGAAGATAGAAAAGAGTTTTTCGTTTTCTTTGAACTTTGAATTGTATTCAGAAATTTTTAATTGTAAAAATTGAGAAATTTCTTTATATTGCATAAATGTTAAATCATTCGTATAGATCAAAAAAGGTTCCAAATATCCTACAACATCGTGTAATGATAATTTACCATTTATATATTTTTTCATTAAATTAAATAACATTCTTGTTTTTGGGATAATTTTATTGATAAATTTTTTATATGTAGTATTCTTTGACATAGATGTTTCATCTGTTACATTTAAAAGATAGTTTTTAATATTACTTACAAAGTTTTTCTCATCAAAATCATAATCACTTTCTAAGTTATCAATAATTATTTTATCAATAAAAGTATTATTTGATAATAGTTCCCAATAGTTAATAAAAGTATTATTAAGATTTGACTTTTCTAAAATATTTGTAGCGGGTAAGTTTACGTGAGAGAATCTTATAATTGGTTCTGGTAATGTTATTATTGACTTCAACTCTAGTATATCTGGTTGTGTTATATTTACACGATGTGTTATCATTTTTGAACCTGTTATTTGAGTTGCGTCTAGTCTATTAACACCTAAGTTATATCGTTGGATTACAAATTTTTTACTTTTAATGTTTGCATTTTCAATGATCGAAGAATAGAAGTCTCCAAGGTTATCAATAATCGCATTTACATCATTTAATATAGAAACATCATTAATTATGTCAAAGTTAGATTCTGGGTTTGTTTCTGTAAATGGTGTTAAGTATGGATTTAGTTCAGAAATAAGATTTACATATTTGTTTTGTTCTGTTGAAAAGTCGTTTGTTCTATATCTGTCAGTAATATTTTTCATTTGTTCAATGTTGTCGATTACTTCTAGTTTTATTATATCTGAATTTTCATCATCATCATTCGTGTTAGATACATCATATACTTTTTTGATATTTTTGACAACTGGTACTATCCAATAAAGCAGTGTTTTAAAAGACATTAAATTTTTAACTAAAGGTTTCCAATCAACAGTTTTTACTATTGCACTTGTTACGTTTCCATACTCATCTAATTCAGAAAAATCAATACGAAGTTGTTTAAAACGTTCAATCATAGTATGAATATTATTCAAAACTGCATTTGTTCTTTGACTATTTGGAATATTTGATAACATTTCATTTAATAAGTCATCAGTTTGAGAGTTAATATTATATCTTTGTTGCATTTCTTCAACTTCAACCATTTGAGTAATTGCTTCTAACTCCTTACCGATTTTTATTTCATCTGCACGAATAATAAATTCTCGAATTGTATTTTTTATAGGAGCAGCTTCTAACTGTTTATAACCTCTAGACTCTAAGTCAAATTCTAAGTCATCTAAAAAGTCTGGTTCAATATCATTATTATTTTCTATGTAACTGTTACTTTGTTCTTGTTCTTCTCCTTGTTCTTGACCTTCTAGTTCTTTGTCTAAAGTAGTATAAGGTTTAGTAGTATCAGGTTTCTCTCTAATTTCAATATTTTCTATTGGTAAGTCTAATGGTATTCCTTTGTACGCAAAGTTAATGTATATAGTGTCATTATCTGGATATGTTGTTACTTCAATCATATCTTCTTCTAAATTTGTAATTTGACCTGTAATAATAACAGGAACATCTCCGCCAAAATGAATATTTACCCATTTTTCTGGTAAAAGATTATTTTGTCTAGCATAACCATCATTATCATTGCGATAAATTAAAATGATTGACTCGATTGAACCGTCACCAAGTGTGCCATCTTCTTTTATTTTTAATGTAATAGGGATTGCGTCATCAACATTGATTAACTTAATGAGATTTTGGTCAATGTAATCAATAATAAATGTTCTTTCGTCTAACATTTTATTTAAAGGTGCGCCAAAACGTATTACATCTGATAATTGAAGCGAAATTTTTTGTGATTCATTATTTTCTAATTCATCTTCTTCTTCTAGACTTTGCGAATGAATTGGTGATGACATTGTTCCTATATTTATAATAGAAATTTTTTATCATTATACAAACCGAAATGAAAAACACAATAATATTAGTTTAAAGACATTTTTGATAATATAAAATAAGATAAATGCAGGCATTTTTTAAACTGAATGACGTTCCTGGATTTAATGATATACTAAATGAAAAACAAAAAGAGGATGATGTTACAGAAAAAAAAACAAATAGTTCAAAATTGAATAAGATTGAATATACTAGTAAAAATAATGAAGTTTATAATATAATACGTTACGATAAAAACGTACTATCAGTTGATTTAATATCGCTGGTTGGGTTACTGCGTTCTGTTGTAGTTGATAAGAATAAAAAAGTATTAAGTTTTGCTCCCCCTAAATCCATACCATATGATACTTTTATTAAAATGAATCCCGAAAAAACGGAATCTATTGTTGCTGAGCAATTTGTGGAAGGAACCATGATAAATGTTTTTTGGGATGAAAATTCAGGATTAAGTGGTAGTTGGGAATTTGCTACAAGAAATACTGTTGGTGGTGATGTCAGTTTTTATAAGTCTAGTAAAGAAACGAAAACTTTTCGTACTATGTTTTTAGAAGCAGTAAAAGAAAATAATTTAGATATAAATGTTTTGAACCCAAGATTTTGTTATAGTTTTGTTTTACAGCATCCAGATAATCGTATTGTAGTTCCATTTAAAAAAGCTCAACTATATTTAGTAAGTGTATATGAAATTGTAAACACAGAAAACGGTACTGTAAATATTTTTCCAACTGACCTGGACATTGTAAAAAAGTATGGATATTGGAATACAACAAATATAAAATTTCCTGAAACTTACAACTGGAATACATATGAAGATTTAAAAAATAGTTATGCTAGTATGAACACTAGTTATGATATTTTGGGGGTTGTTATAAGAAATAAAGATACTTGTATTAGAACTAAACTCAGGAACCCGGTTTATGAATATGTAAGACAACTTCGAGGTAATCAACCCAAGATTCAATATCAATATTTATCACTTCGCAAGGAAGGAAAAGTTGGCGAGTTTTTAAAATTTTATCCAGAAAATAAGAAAATGTTCTCATTTTTTAGAGATAATGTTCACAACTTTACAAAAGTTTTACATCAAAATTATATTAACTGTTATATTAAGAAAGAAAAACCATTAAAAGAATATGCAGATCAATTTAGAACACATATGTTTAACATACACAAAATATACATGAGTGAACTCAAACCTAAGAATGACTTTGTTACAAATACAGTTGTTATAAATTATGTTAATAATTTACACCCTTCTTTATTAATGTATTCTTTAAACGCATGTTTGAGAAAAAGAAGTATAGACTTCATTAAAAGTGATTTAGATTCACCATATTAATTTTTAGTTGAAACTATACTTAAATCTACATTGTATAAGTACATTTTGTATTAATAATATTATACAGTTCAATAATTATATAGAATAAAAAATGAATTTAAACTTATTACTATGAGTTAATTTAGTTGTGTATTTATGTTTTATAGAAAATTTTTTTCAATAATAAAAAATTATATTTCTTTTATAAATTTGTCAGTTTCTTCGACAGGAGTTATTTTACAATTAAATACTATATATAAAAATAGTTACAACGACAACAATAAAGATAAATATATATTAATTTCAAAGGAATAAACTAAGATAAATTTAAAATATTTTTTGAATTTTTTTATATACATTAATAGAATCTGCAATACACTCTTTTAAATTTTGTTTAATAATAGGTTTTTCAATTTCTTCTTTATATGCAACTCGTATGATACTATCTGTATCATGTGGATGCATTTTTTTGAATCCACAAAAAGATAGAGTTTTTATTCCTTCATAAAATTTTGAATACAAACAATATTCAATAACTTTTCCAATTGTATAGTCTTCATTTTCTAAGATAATGTCGAAACAATTTTGCATAGTATTATCAGAAGGGTTTAATTGGATATCATCGGTATCTATAATATTTCTAAGATGTTCAAGTTTTTCAATAAGAATATCGCAAGCCTTAATGATAATTTCTTGATTTGTAAAAACACCAAGAGTTTGAATAATAAAGTCATAACTATCTGGTTTCACAATACGTTGCCCATCCAACAAACGCCAATTTTTTGACTCAAATTCTATTTCTTCTTTTGTGAGTCCATTATTTTTCCATTCTTGTGCTTTTTTTCTTAGAATTTCTTCACTATGAACATCATCTACAGTAAATCCGTAACTACAAGTAGAAACTACATTAAACATACCATCTACTTTTGCGGTTTCTATAGAAAATTCACATTCTAAGTGTAGTTTTTCTCCAGGAATATCATCTGAAATTTTAGGTCTTAGTCTAGCAAAATCGATAAAATAACCAGTAGTATTATTTTGTGGAAATATATTTCTAGTATCTTGTTCAGTTAAGTATTCCCCGGTCAATATATTTTTAACTTTGAAGTCTTCTGTTGTTACAAAGATAATAGAATCTGTTAAGTTCTCAACATTTACTTCCATAATATAATTTTCTAATGGCATTTTTAGATCATTAATATGAATAGGAATACAACTAAGACGTTGTTTTATAATTTCATTATTAAGTCTAGTAGTATTTGTAATAATGTTTGCTTTATTTTTTTCATAAGGACTCGTTCTAAAAACAACTGTATGAATATCTGATAAAATTGTTCGCCTTAGACCGTTCGCAAAGCTGACATTTACACCTGCTAGTGTAAAATTTAAAATATCACCATTTTCAAGAATTTTACCTTCAATATGTGGATTCATTTATCTATACCTATATTAAATATATACTATTTAATATATTTAATCAATTTTTTTAAAAATGAGTTAAAATAATATTTCAATAAGCTAAATATAGAATAATGAGTTCAATACTCTACTATAGTAATTTTTGTGAACATTCAAAAAAACTGTTGCAAATACTTTCAAAAAGTCAACAAATAAGTAAAGATATGCATTTTATTTGTATTGACAAAAGGGTAAAAGGGGAGAATGGAAAAATATTTATTGTTTTAGAAAATGGGCAAAAAATAGTTATGCCTGAAAATGTAAGTAAAGTTCCTGCTTTATTACTGTTAAATAATAATTATCAAGTTCTCTATGGAGATAGTATATATGATTATATTAAACCAAAACAGGAAATAGTTACTAGACAAGTAACAAGTAATAATATGGAACCAATGGCATTTTCTTTTGGAGGGGGGGGAGGGTCAGGAATAGTTAGTGATAATTATAGTTTTTTAGATATGGGTTTTGAAGAATTAAACACAAAAGGGTCAGGAGGATTAAGACAAATGCACAACTATGTTCCATTAAATCACTCAGATACAATTAGTACACCAACAGAAGATTTTGATTATAAGAAAGGGAGTGGTAATTCAGAAATGACAATTGAAAAACTTCAACAAATGAGAGAACAAGAAATATCAAACATAAATATTAAAAAATAAATTATAACTTAAAAATATATTTAAAATAAACATTATATAATTTACAATGAGTTCACAGACTTCAACAATACTTACCGCATTTAATGATCATTTTATAGAGTTTGTAAATGATATAATTAGTGTTTTCCCAGAAGATACTGACATATTAACTGCAAAAAATTCTTTTCTTCTAATTAGAAAGGCAAACCCTAAAATGATTATTAAAATATGGCATGCATATGTTGTTGAAAAGTATACAGATATTATAGATAATGGTGACATCAGTTTTTTTATTAATAAAGACTACGCAGATGATTTAACAAATGCAGAAAATTCTGATAAAATTATGGATGCTATTAATAGATTAAGAAGTCCCGTGAGACTAATGACTGAAGAAAATCAAAAAAAGACAATGAAATATATTCAAAATTTAAAGAAGTTATCAACAATGTACCATAATATGTAAATTAATAATTTTATTTTAGTTTGATTTAAATAAATAAATTTATATCAAACATATAAAAGTATGGCAGCCGAAATAGTTATTCCTGAAGAGTTTAACAAAATTATAAAAGATTTTGTTGCTGATATTATTACAACTTTTCCAGAGTATCAAGCTATTATTGATAAGTGGTGGAAAGTTAAAGAAACAGATGACACAGAATTAAGATATCAATTAGAAAAACAAAAAATACACTTCATCTTTGAACATTGTGTAAAAATATTTCCAGAGCGTTTTTTTGATATTTTATATCAAAAAACAGAAATATTTGAAAGCGACTCAGTTGTAAATACTGAATTTTTACCTGGAATTAGTTTCAAATACTTATGGCAATGTGAAATTAGTGAAAAAACTAGAGAAACAATCTGGAAATACTTGCAAATGATTTTAATTTCTATTATTGGAACTGTACAAAATAAAGAGGCTTTTGGTGACAATTCTAAGTTATTCGACTCACTAAATGAAGATGAATTCAAAGGAAAGTTAGAAGAGACACTCGAAAACATGCAACAAATTTTTGAAAATATGACACAAGATAATTCATCACAAGAATCAACTGAATCTGAACAACCAGAAAAAAATATGCCTTCTGCTGATGATATACATAGTCATATTAGTGGTATGTTAGGTGGTAAGTTGGGTGATTTAGCGCGAGAAATTGCAGAAGAGACAGCTTCAACGTTAAACATTGATATGGAAAATGTTACAGATGCAAAAGATATACTTCAAAAATTATTCACAAATCCAGGTAAGTTAATGAGCATGGTCAAAAATGTTGGAGATAAGCTTGATTCAAAAATGAAAGCAGGTGACATTAAAGAAAGTGAATTAATGTCAGAAGCTAGTGATATATTAAATAAAATGAAAAATATGCCTGGTATGGGTAATATTCAAGACTTATTAGGAAAGATGGGCGGGTTAGGACCCATTGGAGGAAAAAACGCAAAAGTAGATGTGAATGCAATGGAACAACAGTTAAAAAAAAATATGCAAAATGCCGAAATGAAAGAAAGAATGAGAAAAAAAATGGAAATGAATAAACAAGCTAAGTTAATGAGTCAAGTTGTTTCACAACAACAATATCAAAATACAAAACCCTTATCTGATGAAGAACTAGTATCTATGTTTAACACAAGTGAAAAAGGAGAAAAAACACCAAGACTAGAAAAAAATAATGTAGATAGTTCTTCAAAAAAAAAGAAAAAAGGTAAAAAATAAAGAAATAAACTTTAATAAAATTAAGTAATCATATATATATAATGACATCTATATTTTGGTCAAATGATCCATCTATTTTATTAAATAAAGAATATATATATCAAGTATGGCCATCTCCAAAAATGACACATGAAGAAAAATTGAATGCTATTAGTAGACTTGTTATTTTATTTACTATTTTAGGATTTCTTATTACTATGTCAAGAAATATTTTAATTATTGGAACATTAACATTAACGTCTATTTTTATTCTTTATGTAACACAAAGTCAAAAAATAACAAAAGAAACATTAAAAGTGAAAGAAAGTTTTAGTAATAATAGTGTTGATCAATCTACACCACAAACAATTATTAATCCAGATACATTACAAACTTTTTTAAGAACAGAGTTTCAACCAACAAACGCAAATAATCCATTGGGAAATGTATTATTGACTGAAATTACTGATAATCCAAATAGAAAACCTGCACCACCGTCATTCAATACAGAAGTATATGAAGATATAAATGTTGCTACTAAAAAAATGGTTCAAGAATTGAATCCAGGAATAAAAAATACAGATAAACAACTATTTGGAGATTTAGGAGAACAATTTGAATTTGATCAATCTCAGTGGACATACTACTCTAATCCAAATACAAAAGTATGTAATGACCAAGGTGCTTTTGCAAATTTTTTATATGGTAATATGCCTTCTGCACGTGACGGAAATGCATTTGCTCTTATTCAAGATAATCCAAGATATACTTTGTATTAATAATTAATTTCATTATTTTATTAAACGAATATATTTCATTAAATTAATAAATTCATTAAATTAATTAATATAATACTTTTCTTTAGTAAAAAATAATGTATTATATATATAAATATGGCATTTGTCACGAACTATACTTTTGATAATATGAGTAGAATTGGAAATGATAGTTGTTTTCAGGATCAAAATACACTTCAAAATATTGGTGCTTGCAACTACTCATTACAAAATTTTTTTGCAAATGACTGTACTATGAAAAAACCAATTGAACTTGCAACATCTCAACCATGTGTTTTTTATAATGGTCCGAGTAGTGTTGGTTCCGGAGGATGTGTTGTAGATGATAGTTCAAAATTATTATTAGGAGGAATTCAAACTCACCCAAAATGTAAAATAGACTTATTTCAAAGACCATTTGCAACTGTTCCTTATTTAGGACGAGGATCGGTTGATCCTATTTTAGAAGCACAAATTCAGCAAGGAGAACTATTGACTAATAGACGTAGTGTAAATAAATTGACAGAAAAAAGTTATATTAAGTATTCAAATACACCATTAATAGATAGTGTTAAAGATCGTGTCACCAATCCGGCTTATTGTGTTGAAGGATTTGCTTCTCAAGGTTGGATTCGTGGAGGTGTTCCTTCAAGAGACTTATCTAGAGATAACAAATCATATTCTTGAAATTTCATTTAAAAGTATCTAATTAAAATTCTATATGTATAATACAAAATTTATTTGTACATATAGTTATTACGATCCTTTATTGAGGCCATACCATAAAGAAAATTTTGACTTGAAAGATGTTTCTGAATTTGAAGATATGTCTGACTTAATTTACAAGTCAGAGTTGTTATATGTTATTGGATTAACTGATATTAATGAATTGAACAGTTCAAGTCATATTTTTGACATATATAATATTGTTAAAGAAGAGTTTACGAATGTTATAAAAAAAATGAAAGTTAAACATTTTTGTAAAAATGATGAAACCGCTTTTATAATTCTATTTTCATACGACTATTTTTTTGCAACACACAGATGTTTGTGTGACTTTTTTGAAAAGGGTAAGTTCATGGAAGAAAATATAGAACTATTACATAACTTAATAAAATAAATATAATATACTTTTTTAAAAGAATATTATATATAAATGGCTTCTACTAGAAATTTGAATACTACTGGTAACTACAATTTAGAACAAAGAGAATATCAACAAATGGAAAATTACACATTATATCCAAATTCTCAATATGGTACTGCTTACAACACTAAGTTACCTGGTAATGGAGTGAATCCTGCTCAAATACCTTGGAATCAACTGTCTAATAACGCAGTTGAAATTGAGTCATTTTTATTTGGAATAAACTCTACAAACTTAGTAAAACCTCAAGAGCCTTTACGACCACAACTTAAAACTTTAGAAAGTGCTAATTTTTTTGAAAAAACACCAACATTAATGCCTTTGCCATTAACAGTTGAAAAAGGACAGAGGCCTTTTCCAGTTCCAAATTAATATTTTAAAACTTTTACACATTTCAAACACCAGTTTAGCATTATTACTGTTGTTTGAAACTTTCTAAATTTTTTAAAAAAAGTTTTCCTATATTTTCCCAAGAATGTTCTAAAGCCCATTCATAGTTTTTTTGTACTTGTTTATTTGCGACTATAGGATTATCTAAACATTCAGAAATTTTATTGAACGCTTCTTTTTGCCATTCTTCTGTAGTAGAATCACCGGTAATGATTATTCCTCTATCTCCAACTGTTTCTTGTAGTCCCGCTAAATCATTTGTTATTACCAATGTTTTCGAAATAGCTGCTTCTAATGCAGTAAGACAAAATGTTTCTAAAAACTTACATGGATAAAACCAAATATGACTTTTTTTCCAATAGTATGATAGTACGTCTTTACTTACCCAACCATGAATTTTAATAGAACTATATATAACTTTGTATACTTCTAATGTATTTATAATTTCTAACATCTCTTCTGGGTAATTTTTATTTGCCCAATCATTATGAATATCTACAAAAAGATTTAGGGTTGCCTTTGGATATTTATGTTGTATTTTTGGCCACATTTTTAAAACAGTTAGTAACCCTCTATTTGGAAATGATGAATAAATAAAAGAAAATTCTTCTTTTTTAACTTCATTATTTAAAAATTGATCAAAATTTATACCATGGTGAATTATATTTGTAATATTTGTAAATTGTGGAAAAGATTGTAAAAATGTAATTTTATGCCATTCTGTTAAACAAAATATATTTTTAATTTTATTGTGAATAGGTATGATATTTCCAGATAGTTTAATATCATGCAATACAACATGAATATTTTCAACAAAACTATTTATTGTGACAGGAATATATTCTGAAAAGCGACTAATAATACAGTGTTTTATTTTAAACTTTGATATGAAATTGAAGTATTCATTTAACTTATAGTATTTTACACTGTCACATAATTCATTCTCTTCACAGTCACAAAAAACAATAACTTCATAGTTAGAATTTTTTGTTATACTTTTAGCCATTTCAATTATCCATGTTTCGGAACCACCAACACCACTTTTATATATACTTTTTCCAGACCATTTTGTAAATCCTCCATCTGCTACAAAACATAAGATTTCTTTTTCTGAGATAACAGGGTTTTGTAATAAAGGTGGCATCTTATTTAACATTTCATAAATTTTGTACCAATCTACTATGTCTTTATAATACATATCATTTTCTTTATTTTTTTGTAAATATAGTAAACATGCATTATACCCAAGTCTGTAGTCTTGAAATATATAGCATAACTCACATAAAAAATAAGGTACATGACCAAAAGAAATATTAGGTCTTAAACTATATTGCTGGTTATATGGAAATCCTATTTCAAAAGCTTTTTTGAAGTAATTAAAAGCAATACTTTTTTCATTAGATATGTAGTAATGATACCCAATATAAAAAAAGCCTTCTGGTCTACTTGGTTGTTTTTCATTATATAAATTGTAAATTTTTTCACATTCTTCCCAAGACTTGTTCAATTTAAAATTACAAATAAATCCATATTGAAATAATGCATCATATTTTTCTTCTAAAAAACCATCATTTTTGCAAAATGCTCTTTTGTGGAAAAATTCGGCCGATTTTTCATAGTCTTCTAATAAGTAATACGTTTGACCTAAATAAAATAAATGTCTCGAATCATGGTCAGGATCTTTTATCATTTCATAAAGACATTCTAAGTCATATTTTAATCTATCATGTGTCCTTTTTTTCATATATTCGTCTTTTTCTTCAAATATATAAGATACATCTTTTGGAATACATGCATTCACATTGTTTTCAGTTTGAACTACTTCATGCATAGTATAAATATATCTTAGTTTATCTTTACTTTTAGTTATTCTGTTTGTAATACATTCTAAAGTATCATCTACTAAGCGTAGACTAAATGAATTAGAAAATTGATCTCCTCTTACTTCATTCAAAAAATTTCTCAAGTCTCCTTTTATTATATATGTATCATCTAACATTAAATTGAATTTACAAGTTTCCTTTGCTAAATCAAGACATCTATTTCGACTTTCTCGAAAATTAATAAATGATTCTTGATATAAGTTTCCTTTTTTTTTCCCAACTAAAATTTTATTTATATTATCGACAGTGTTATCTGTACTACCTGTATCTAAAATAGTCCATCTATCTATAATATTTAAATTTTCTATCAGCATTTTTTCTAGTGACTCTCCACCATTTTTAACCATTATACATAAATTTATTAAATTATCATATGAAAGCTTGTTGTCATTATTTATAAAATAATGAAATTCTTTTAAAAAATTATTGAAATGACAATCTGGTATATATAAACATAAATTAGTATTTGTTAACTCATAAATATGTTTATAAATATTTTTTTCAATAATTCTGTTATCTTTTGTAGTTAATAAAATAGATTCGTAGTTATTAAAAATATTCATATCTATATCTTTCGAATTTTCAGAAAAAACAATATAGTTGTCATTATTATTCTCTAATAGATAACTGATATTATTTGCATTATGTAATTCTACATTTTTTTTTATATTTGAAATATGTTTTTCGTTAGTATTTAATATGAATACTTTATTTAATTTTTCTGAACATTCAAGAGGGATGAATCCTCCATGAGTAATGTTAAAAAATATTGATTTTGTAACTCCTATATTAGATAGTTCAATCAATAATGAAATAATTCTTTCAAATATATTCAAATTTTCTAATATAACTAACTGTGGATACTTATCATTGGGTATAATATTGAACTCTTCACTTTCAACGTAATAATTTTTATTATTAATTTGTTTAGTCATGATATTTTTATATAATATATTTTTATATTGTATTTTTAAAAATATATTTTACACCCTTGAAGATTTAAAACCGCACCTTTCTATGTAAAATGAAAGGAAACTTCAAGGTTTGCCTATTTCAAGGCGTGTAAATTTTGATTTTGGGAATTCTTCTAAAAACCCTGATGAGTTATTGCTTCTTGATAAATAATTTGGTCTTTCTTTATTATTTATCGCATTATAAGCAATTTTGTAAATATTTGT